TCCAAACCTTACGACCACCTTCAATCATACCCTTACCATATGGTAAGAAATTTGAATCACTTAATAATCTAAAATGTGCAACTTCATAATTTTGAAATTCTTTTTCGGTTCTTTGATTTGAATGTCTGTTATCAGCGTCTTGGACATGATATGTAACCAAGTAAGGTTCAGCAGGATCTATTCCTTCAATTCTTGTGACATCATATGTTGAAAGAGGAACTACATTGGTCACACCATACTTATCCTTGATGTCCAAGTAGAGGTAAAAATCACCATACTTACACATATTTCTTGTCCATGGCCAAAGATTAAATTCAACATTTAGTATATCATAATAAAGATTTCTAAGTATGTCGTATATATTCTCATTATCAGATTGTATGGTCAATACATCTCCGTACTCAGACCTCATCGTAGATTCATCAGCGTAAATATCAAGAGCACTTGATATTATTGGGTCATTGTCCATCTCCTCATAATCTCTGAACAACCCAATCCTCTGTGATTGAAATGTTATCTGTTGAGATTTACCATAACCACCAGTAGCTAGATTACTATACAATCTTGAGTATCTATCTACAAGATTATCTTTCGTTGTTTGTTGGAGTCTATTTGTATCAGCAATCTTTAATCGTCTTCCACCAGCATGTCTTACGATAACATTTGTGGAAAATAATCTTCTAAGTCTTGCTCTTAATTTGGATTCTGCCATTTTATCCTCTTACTTGATTAACCAAGTCAAATCTTCTTTTTGGTCACCGATATCCATCGTCCAACCTTCTTTTTTATTCTCACTTGGTGTATAGACTGCTTCATAGTCTATCATTCTATTAAGTACATCTTTTTGCAAAGCCATACCTTCGGCTCTTAATCGAAGGGCTGTATCTCTTACCCAAAGTCCGATAGCTAAACTCATTACCAAATCATCGTTGTATCCAGCCATGGCTTCGGCTCTATTGTTGTTATATATAAATACAAACAACTCATCTATTAATCGTGAAGAATGTGCAATTACTGACTTTTCTCTGAAATATTCTTCTAATTTAGCTATTACTAATGGTCTTGTTTTTGATGTCATACTAAAACCAGGAACCATTTGTCTATCTGAGTTTCTATATCTGTTCGTGACTTGTCTCGCCACATCTACATAATGTAAATCTTTTGAGGTGTAGAATAGATTATCGTATTGTCTATCTATCACTTGTTGAATAGCTGCCCAACCAATACTTGAATTCTCAATCACTAATAATGCGTTATTGTATTCTTGAGCCACATTCATACATAAATTACCAAAATCTTTGGTAGAAATTTTTCCCTTGTATTCTGCAACTTGTTCCATACTATCAACATCTATAACATGGAAAGCTGAGAAGTCTTGTCCATCACCACGGGCGACATCACCCGCCACTACATAATCTTTGGTATAGTTTGGTGGTTGCCATATCCATAAGTTACTATCAAATCCTCTCTTTTCTAATGGTTCTTGTATTTGAGTTTTCTTGTACTCCTCTAAGATTCGTGGGTCGACAACACCTTGACCTGAGGTGATGAAGTCACAATCACATTCTTGTGCTGCCTCTGACGGCCCTAATAACTTGTCTTGCTCATCTCTCCAATCTTGTTCTCTTTCAGGATGAACTGTCCAGTGTAATCTGATTGTATTCCAATCATTCTCACCTTCTTCCGCTCCAACCCAAGTTCTGTGAAACCAATTTCCAACACCATTCGGTGTGGAGAGTGCTATACATTGACCACCAGTAGATAGAGTACTTTGTGCAGCAGTCCATATTGTATCAATCTTATCGATGAATGCTGCCTCATCTATGACAAGTAAGGATAGTGCCTCTGAACGACCTGCGTCTTCAGTACTTGATATAGCCTTTACTTGGGAACCATTTGAGTATCTAAGGGAGAGTTTGTTATCCTCAACACACTTTGACCTAACCCAACTCGGTAAGTTGGCGTGCATAACTCGTATCTTCGTGACCAAGTTTTTAGCAGTATCTTGTTTTGTGGCTATTACCAATATATTTTTATCTGTTTGAAATGTCATCATCCATAAGGCATATCCTGCAGTCAATGTTGATATACCTAACTGACGAGCCTTTAGAATAATATTATAATTGTGGTCTTTAAAATCTTTGAGAGAAGCCTCTTGAAACGGATATAAGGCAAATGGAACTTTACCTTGTAGTGGATGTTGAATTACAGCATACTTCTTTAGAAAATATACAGGATCAACTGCACACTTGAGATATTCTTGTTTTATTACCTCTTTGATTTTATCAGACATTACTTAAGTAGGTAAACCACTCCAGTAGCACCTATCACTACTTTCTTGACACCGATTGGTATTACCTCTTTGGCAGTCACTGAACTACCTGGTATATTTCCACCACCCGAACCAAAAATATTAACATTGGTAGCATTCTCAACTATAAAAGCACTTGCTTCATTCGAACCAGTCGCCTCAAATGTTGTATTTGAACCTACTTTTATAATCTTATTATATTCTCCAAGGTTACCCCTTACGGATGGAGGTGTTCTATCGACTATTCCCATTTATCTCTCCTATTTTGAAAATTTTCTCAAAAACTTAACTGCGTCTTCTATATCTTCTTTGTCAAAAACTTCAACCATTTTTTTGATTTCGTTTTTTGTACGAGTAAGTTTTCTTTTAGCATTAGCAACAACCTTTTTATTGATTCTTTTTCTCTTCAACAACATATCCAAATCTTCTTGAAGTTGTTGTTTTTCTTTCTCAACCTTAGCAATTATCTCTTTCAATTCTAATATTTCATCAGGTACTTTGTGAAATAAAGATTTGAACCAATTAATGATTTTGTTTATCATCCTATTATCTCCATCATTTTTTTATAGTTTGTTTTATTGGGTTTGTCAAAATCACTATCTTTTGGTTTTTCGTATTGAGCGTAATCATCTTTATCACGAGTGACTTTTTCTTGAACTTTTTTTAATCTAAAATTAACAACCTTTCTTCCATTTATTGTTGGCATCCCATGTTCATCCTTGCCGATAGATTTAACCTTAATAGGTTTGTTTTTGAATCTACCACCCATGATGACATCACCAACATTTACATCGATTGTAATTGCCATTAGTCTTCCTTCCAACTTATCATTAAATTTTGACCATCTAATTTTTCAGTAACATTATCCTCACGACTCAACTTACCACCTAAACCATTTTCAATTATTTTTTTTAAATCACCAAAGGTTAAATCTTTATCATCGAATGGATGTGCCATATGTCCGTAGGCACCACCTTCATTCAATAGTTCTCTTTGAACTACATCATCCCACCATTCTTTTGTTAAAGGACTATATTTATCTTTTTTCATACTCATAAATATTAAATCTCTATACTTTCGAGTTCTTTCTGAGTTTCCTCTTTCATTTTGGAATACTCTTCAAGTGCTTCTGTTGCCATTTTTTCAACCTGTTCCGTATTCTGACTCCACTTTTCTTTCTCTAATTCGATTTCTTGTACACCTACAGATTCTTGTATTTCATAAGGTTTCGATGCTTCTTCTTTCCAATTCTCAACACTAAGAATCATATCATCAATCCAAGATAATTTGTTATTCAATACCTTCTGTCTTTCCCAATTTTCGAATGTGCCTTTAGCTCGAAGTTTTGCCTCAAACTTTACTTGACAATCAAAACAATGATTGTATAATCGATACATCTTATCATCTAAATGACTCTTCATCGTCTTATTACATGCTGGACAAAACCAAGGTGTTCTTGCTTCCTTAAGGACATCTGACCTACTTGACTTTTCCTCTCGTTCTTTTAATATCTGTTCTTGTCGTTTCTTTTTTTCTTCGACATCTTCCATCTGAACAAAAATCTTTTTCTCAACTTCACCACCACGAGCAACTCTTCTGATATTTTCTATCTGTCGAGACCTCTCTCTTGAATTAGTTGATAATACACTATCTCCCATAACCTACTCCTAAAATGTCATTAAACCAGTAATTTGATTGATTGGTGCGAATGCACCAGTGAATTTGTATGTCTTTCCCTTGTACTTGAATACAATTCCTTCACTTGGTACTATTGCCTTCAAACCACCAATAGCATTTAATCGGTCTAATTGTATTTTTAATCTGTTTAATTTTTTTAAATCTTTCTTACCTCTTACATCCTTGATGGCTGCATCAAGTCTTTTCTTTATTCCTTGAACCGCTTTGTCAGGTGAGGCTGCTATCCAACCACTAACATTTTGCATTATTTCTGCACCAACATCGAAGAATAACACTTCGAATGGTTTCATATTAGTTTTGACTTGGGTTGCGTGGTCATTCTTATCATATTTTAAAACCCAATCTAAAAACTTTTGATTATCTTTATAGTCTGTCCTTATTTGAGGTACAGAATAGGATTTGTTGAAGAACGCCCATCTTTTCACGAGGTTCTGTAATTGTCTTGGTGTTTGTTTAACTTTATACTTTTTGGCATTTTTTGTAATAAAATCTTCCCACCACCTTTGATGATAAAGTGCTAATGTATCATTATCTTTCAATTTGAATTGTTTTTGTAATCTCGATAATCTACTGAAATATTGTTTTTTCTTTTTACCGAAGTCTTGTGTTTTGGGAACTTTCAAGAAATTTGGTTTTCCAATATTATAATTTTTTTGTACATTTTGATTGACTTGTTTAATCATTCCTGCTAACATTCTACCACTATCAGCTACTTGACCGATAACATTTCCATCGTCATCGTATTCAAGTGCTCCGTGAAATACTATTTCTGCCTTATCATAGTCAATTACATTTGCTGACTTTGGCCACATCACCTCTAAGTTCATGAATGCCTTACCATTCATAAAAATCTTATTTCTTTGTTTTTCAGAAAGTGATGATATTGCCTTTTGTAAATCTTTCATCGCGAAGACAAAAGCATCGGCTATATCACCACGACCTGCAAATTTAGACTTCATGGCGTTAATATCAAGTGCTGTCTCACCTTTGTTTTTGAGATGACCTTTGTTTCTTGCTGCTATTAACTTACCCTCAGATAATAATTCATTATCTTTTTCATTAGCTAAATTACTTAACTGATTAGAATCCGAAACATCCACACCATCTATCTTCCAAGTATCCTCAACTTTGACATCTTGATTAGGTTCCATCATGAATTTTATCAGTTCCCAACCTATTGATTGATTTATCTCAGCCTGTCTTTGTGCGTACTTTCCATATGGTTCATCAACACTCTGCCAGTTCTTTCCACCTTGATTGATTGTTTTTCCGTATGTGACTGTCTTTACCATTTGGTCATCCAAACTATCGAATGATAAACCACCCTTTGGTTTAGGGTCTTGAGCAGAATCACTCAATACATAATCAACCAATTCCCAACCATGTTGTTCTGCCCATCGTTTTGATATTCTTTCATAATCATCGAAATTTCTGAAGAAATCATACAACCCTTCATCACTTATAGATGGTATACTACTTCCGACAGCGGAACTTTCTTTGATTATTTTATTTATGTCTTTTTCTTGTAGGAATTTATCGTAAGTTTCATATAATTTTCTGAACTTATTAGTCATCATGTTATACACACCCTTGTCAAAGTATCCGAAAGCCTGTTTGAATAACTTAGGTCTGTCCTCAACATTAGGGGAACCTAACAAGTCCCTCATCACAGTTCCACTTACTTCCTTACCACCAACTCTAACGGATTGATGTGGAGCTACCATGAAGTATCCATGTTCTTCATAACCTTTCATGTTCCTTTTGTTTTTCTTATAGCTTTGAAAGTATGATGGAGAACCATCTTTCTTTGTTCCACCACTCAATCTTCCAGCATCCTTTTCTCCAAATATATATATTACTGCCGTAGTCTTGGGGTCATACTTTTTTAGCACTTCTTGTGCCTTTAAGGGTGAGGTTGCCTGTACGATACGATTCTTTGGGACACCCATCTTTGTCATGTGTCTGACTTTTTCCTTAAAGTTCATCGGATGTCGTGGTGGTTTTTTAATGTTGGATGTGGTGATGTAAGCGTCGTCCACCTTTGACTTCAGCCACTTATATGTTTTATAATGATGTGGCCCGAATGGTTGATATCTACCACCATAGATACCCACAACCTTTTTTATCTTCTGTTCGTTGAGGGTTATCTCTTTGAGCATCTTTTGTTTTTTAATCCAATTCTTACCACGATAGTTTTTCACAGGCTTACGAATAAATTTACCAATTCCTTTTTTAACCAACATATTGAATTTCTTTTCAGCTTGCTTCGGACTTAATGTATTGGAATTATCCACCATCATGAAATTTTCATTACCAAACAATCCTTGAAAATAAATCTTATTTTTTTGAACTTCGTTCCATGATGTCTCAACAATCTCAGGATTCAACTTTCTTGGTCTTTCCATGTTTCGTTTCTGTGCGACATCTAAATCCGTATGAACAAATACCATATAACAATCGTATCCTATTTCCTCTAATTCTTTCTTCTGTTCCTTAATTTTTTTGAACTTATGACCAGTTCCATCGATAATCAAACCCAATCTACCATTCATGTAAAGTTTCTTACGAGAAGCTGTGAGTTCTTTTGCTCTACTTCTTAATCCACTATAATCATCATAGGTTGGGTCTGTCAATTGTCTAAATAACTCATCAGGCATATCATCCAAGTCCGTACCAAAACCATACTTGTTCAACATCCGAACCAATTCTTTATCTTGATTTACTAACTTGAGTCCATAAGCAGATACATTTACCTTCTTTGGTATTCCGTATAAACCACTAGCGACAAATGATTTACCACTACCTGGCCCACCAGCTAAGAATACTGCCTTCAAAATACCAGGATCATTTACTCCTTCATTTACCGAATCATTAATCCCTCTACCACCTATATCCATAGTCTTGGAGAATTGTTTCAGTTTTGGAAACGCCCTAAACTTACTCAATTTATCTTGTTTTTGCCATTTCATCTTATCAAACACCTTCATTCTCATGTGTTGTTTTACTATGTAATAAATATCAGCAACATTACCACCCATCGATTTTATCCACTTCTTGTACTTCAACACGAGTTTTGCTGAGACTTTCTCATGTCCGTAATGAGTCCAAAATCCTTTCTTGGGATGTAGTTTTGCCGTTGAATCCTTTCCGATATCATGGAATAGTGCTGCCAGTGCGAAATCAATATCACCTGTTCTGAGTGCCCGATTTGTAACTGCTATTGTGTGTTTCAATACATTACCTTCAGGATGATGGTCTCTTCTTTGTTGATAATTTTTCAGATTATAGACCCTTTTCTTCAAATCAATCGGTAATGAATTATAAATGTCTTTGAATTTTTTTGGTTTCTTTCTAACAGCTATCTCATTAGTCTCACCTATGGTATGATAACCTATTAAGGCCATAGCTAAATCTCTATCAGAATCCCCTTTGAATCTCTTAGCTACTTTTTTATAATTCTTTTTAATCATTTTTGTGGCGGCATTTTTAGAATGTCCATACATCTGTAGAAGTCTTTGTATGTTACTAATCTGTTGTTTATTCTCGTTTAAATACTTTTCTGCTTCTTTCTTCTGTATTGCTTTACCGATTTCCTTACCTTTTAAATCTTTTGACACATCACTTCCTTTTACTGATAGTTTAAATCTGACTAACTTTTTAAAATCTTTTTTGATGTA